AATTGATTGGGACTGACCTTGCAGAGAGAACCACACTTAATAGATTGTTAGAAGAGAAGAGTAAGGTTAAATTAACTTTTCAGGTTATTGATGATAATAATGAAGTCCGCTATGGATCGGTGGAGATTGTCAGTTGTGATGCCAGAAGAAAACAAGATGTAATCAATTCTATTATGGGATTTGGTGGCCGGAATGTTATTCAAGAAGAAGCATCTCTTGAAGATGATGAAGTTGATTCAGGTATTTTCAGAATGTTGGCCGGTAAAGGAGAAGATACTTTTCTTTGCAAGATTGGCAATCCTTTTTATAGAAATCATTTTCTTACTACTTGGAGAGATCAAAGATATAAAAAAATCTATATTGATTATAAGATTGGATTACTTGAGGGCCGGTATGTTGAGAGTTTTATTGAAGAAGCCAAAACAAAACCGAACTTTGATATTTTGTTTGACTGCAAGTTTCCAAGAGAAGATCAGATTGTAGATGGATGGACACCATTGATAACCGAAACAGAATTAGAAAACGCTTTGACCGATGATTGGAATCCTTTTGGAATCTTAACATTAGGAGTAGATCCGGCAGACACCGGAGATAATGAAAGTGTGATTGTAGAGAGATCTCGCAATGTGGCCAGAGTAAAGTTTGCTGATGATAAAATTGAGTTGATAGATTTTTGCGGGAAGATAGTCAACGCCATTGATGAAGATAAGATTGATTGCAGGACCGGAGCTGTAGATAAAATTGGAGTAGGAGCTATGATTCCCGGAGAGATGAAACAATTAGGAAAACCAATTCAAGGAGTAAATGTTGGTGAGAGTTGTGATGATCCAAAAAATCAAGTAGAGTTCATTAACAAGAGAGCAGAGTTTGCGTGGGCCGTGAGAAAGTGGATTAAAGGTGGTGGCAAACTTTTAAGAAATAATCATTGGTATCAGATTTTAAATATAAGATACAGAGAGGACCATAAGAGAAGGTTGCTTATTATGAGCAAAGAAGATATGCGAAAGAAAAACATTAAAAGTCCAGATGCTTTTGATGCTCTTTGTTTGAGTTTTGCTCGGCCACAGATATTCTATACAAAGTCAATGGAGCAAGAACATTTTGACAGGAAGATGAAGGTGCAGCAAATTAGAAAAAGAAATAAACCGTTTAAAATGACAGGGTATTAGTATGATTATTGATTATCAAAAACTTTGGGATAGTATGGAGAAAGACAGGAAACAAATTTCTCAAGAAGGAAGAGCTTGGAAATATCAGAACACGAATGCTTTTAAAATAGAAGTTGAGGAAATTTTGAAAGAACTAACTAAACCTTTTTCCCCGAAGAAAAAATATCCGGCAGAAATGACGGAGATACAATACGAAGGAAACTTAATTGATAGATAAAAACTATGCCAGAAATAAAACTTACAGATGAAGAATTAAAAATAGTTTTGATGGTCAAGAAGAAAGAATTAAACTATAAAAAGGCAGATGGCTTTTTAAAAATGTTTTGTTTTCTGTTAGATAAAGATTTTTTCATTTGCAAGGGAGGTAAAAAGGTAGCTTTCTTTGATGGGCAAGGGAATCTCCGGCAGATAGGATCGGAACAGATTGATTGGAAGGGATAATGCCCTTGACAAGGTTTTATGGAAAGAATATAATAATAGAAAGAAGTTAATCCTAACCGAACAACGGCGGAGAAACTTCAAAGTTCAAGCGTTTATCTCGTTTGAGCATTGAAGTTCCCTGCCGTTTTTTTGATAAGCAATTCAATGACTATCAGAAAAGAAATAAAATTATATTTAACAAAACATAGGGAGGAAATAATAAGAGATTTAAAAAAGAGATTATTAAAACTTTTATGGATGATCAAGAACAAAAAAATATAGAGGTAGAAATCTATGTTCCCAATGCTGAAGATAAAGAAGAGCTTGATTTTGTTTATGAAGAAGTAATGGAAATGATAAAGATTCGGAATCAGCCATATCCTCAATTTAATGGTAGGACTTTAATTCAATTTGTTGATGATTCAGAAAAGCGTGTGCAAGGATATGTCCCAACCAGAGAAGAGCAGGGAAAGGAAGAATGGCAATCAAATGTTTTTAATCAGTCAACAAGAAATAAACTAAAAGCGTTGGTCGCAGGCGTAGCTTCTACTCCTCCGGATCTTCGTTATAAAGCTGTCAGTTTGCTTGATGGTGGATTAGATCTTCGCCGAGCTGGAGTGATAGAAAATCTTGTATCGCATTCAAAAAACAAAACTAATGTTGAAACAGAGATATTCTGGGAAGCGTGGACCTGCGCTACTCAAGGAACTGTTTTAAAATACGATGGCTATCTAAAGACAAAATACACGAGGAAGTTTATTAAAAGCTACGATCTTATCACCGGAGAGATGGAGTTTGAAGAAAAAGAAGTTGAAGTTAATAATGAATGTATTGATGTATTGATTCCAATCTCCGAACTTTTTATAAAATCATTCAAGGTCCACGATGTTCAGGACCAACCGGCCATAGCTTGGATCAGATATTTAGATTTTGATTCTATTGATAAAGAGTTTGGCCAATATAAAAACTTTAAGTATGTTCAAGACAAAGAACGAGTTGGAACATATCAAGATGAAACTAAAACATTTTTTTATGACAGATGGAAAGATAGAGTTGACGGTAAAAACGATTACGAAGTTATAAAATACTATAACAGGTTTAAAGACAAATACTGCATTGTTATCAATGGAGTTTTAATTTTAACTGCTCCGATGCTTTGGGGTAGAGTTGATAAAGTTTATCCGTTCTCCAAGACAATCTTTGAACCGTTTGCCAATATGAATTTCTTCTATGGCAATTCCCTACCGAATGCCAATATGGATGTGCAGGATGTTATCAATACGCTTTATAATATGTCTTTAGATAAGACCTACCGTTCAATGAATCCTCCACTTCTGGCCGGAATAGTTAATAAGGACCTTATAGAAATGGAGAATGAAAATATCGGAATGGAAAGCACTATCTATGTTCAAGATGTAAATCAGGTTAAGTATCAAGAGATTCCGGGCATCAATAATTCCGAAATGGCTATGATTAAATGGGTTGGTCAGGGAATGGATCTTGGCACAAGTATTGACGCAACACAGCAAGGAGTATCTGGCAAGGGAGTAACGGCCAGAGAGATTGTGATTGCTAACGAACACGCCAAGAAACTGAAAGGAGTATTCTTTATGTTCTTGACTGATCTCTGGATTCAGAAAACAAAGTTAAGGATATTAAACATTCTAACCAATTACACTCAACCTAAAGTTGAAGAGATTGTTGGTGCAGATGGATCTAAAACCTATAAAGAGAGCTTTAGAAAGATTTTAGTTGAAGGCAGTAAGTTTCCTGATGGCTCTTCTGGAACATTAGAGATTCAATTTGCAAACAAGGCAGATGATCTTCCAAGCAAAAAAGAATTAGATATTGAAGAAGAGAAGTACAGAATACAAGGAGAGAAGTATGAGAAAATCGGGATGCTTTCAACATACCTTGATGAATTTGATTATGATGTTCAAGTAATTTCAGAGAGCTTATACCAAAAGGATAGCGCAGAGGCCCAAGCAGTATTCCAAGAGAAGGCAAAGATAATGTTAACGCTCTTCCCACAATTATTCTTGGCCAATCAAGATGTTATGTTTGATGATTTTGCTAATGCTTATGGGGAAGATAAAACAAGATATAATTTAACACCACCTCAACCTACAGTTCCAACTGAAGGAGAAGGTGGAGAAGGAGGAGCGCCACCGGCAAAAAAAAGTCAACCGGCTAATGCGTTACCACCTTTACCAGTTAAATAATAAAGGCCGAATATGAAAAAAACAATAATTAAAATTCTATTTAAGCTATTAAAAACTCCGATTGCCATAAAGTATATTGATCAAGTAAGAAAAAAGGAGTGGCTTGGTCTGCAATATCCTTTACAATCATTTCACGATTATATCTCAACCCGGAACTTGCATCTGCTACAGATTTTGGGAGAAGGAATTAGTCACAATGAAGAGTATTGGATCAATGTTGGTAGGAGAATAGAGCTTGGTTATCTACTTACAGAGGCAAAAAGAGAATTTGAAATAGCTGAAAAGAATAGAATAAAAAAGCAGAATGAAAACATTAAAAACGAAGAGGGTTAATATCTTGACTTGTTGGAACGGATTGAAGAACACACCACCGAGAGAGTTTCCAAACATAGGAGAAATGGATAAAACAAGCGATCTTTTAGACGAGTTTAAAGGAATTGTACCTGATTTTGTAGAAATAATGATAGAAGGAGAGAAAATCAATACAGACATTCAGCTTGGTAAGATCAATCCAGAGGAGATAATGGCGAAGAAAGCAGAATTTCAGAAAAAAGCAAATGCTCTGGAAGATGCTACTGGAGAACAAGAAGTAGATGTGTTGCTTGAAGATGATGTGTTCAATACCTTTTTCCAACAGTTTGAGAGATGGGGAAAGAACTGGTTTCAAAAGTTAGATGGATTCCTTTCATTTAGGAAGGATCTAAACCAAGCAAACCAACATCCTAAAGAAGAGAAGAAGTAAATTAACAATTAAACTTAAAGAGAAGTCCGGGACTTCTACGCGGGCAGAATCTAATATCTCATACATTATTGCCCTAAGACGGTATTTAGTGATCCTGCTTGCATAGAAGTCCCCTGTCGGGACTTAATTCTATAAGGGTGCGAGAACTACGCACTTAAAATAAAAGTTTTAAAAATTATGGATGACCCAAACAAAGATTTAAAAGAAGGAGATGAGGAAACTCCTTCTGGCGCTGATCTGCCAGAAAAAAACTCCGCCGGATCAGATGATGACGAGGATAATGCAAGTGGTGCTTCAGGCACTACTGGCACAACAGGTACACCAGATGAAACGGAAACAATGCCCAAGTCCGAGTTGGAACAATTACGGAAGGATGCCGAAGATGGTAAGAATTACCGAAAGGCATTTCTTAAGTCCATTAAAGGCGAAGGTCGTAACCTTCCGGGATCAGAACCCGAAAAGAAGAAAAAAGTTGATGACGGAAATGATTTTGGTGGCGATGAACCTAATAAGGAAGAATTCGTTACCAGAACTGAACTTGTATTGCGTGATGAAAAGAGAGCCATCAACGATGCCTGCAAAGTAGAGGAAGTTCTTATTAACTGGGAAGATATAGTCGTCTTTTATCAGAGGCCGAAGGAGAACACTTACGAAACTCAATCGGCTGCTATCCAGAATGCTGTAAAGCTCTGGAAAGCTGATAAAGGTATTACTGATAAACCAGTTGATGAGGATAAAAAGAAGGCCGAAAAGGCCAAACAGGACCTCGCTTCTGAAAAGGGTTTAAACACGGGCAAGGACAAAAAACCAATTCCACTTAAAAAGACCATTATTCCTCACAAAGAAAAGATGGAAGATTGGTACGGTAAAAAATAATAAATAACTCCAAGTTAAAATAAGATATGATTACACCGTTGAGATACGATACAGGTAAGTTGACTACGATTAAAAGCGGAACTGTATCTTCAGCAACCATAACGAAGTTTGATCTATTGGAATGGGCCTCTGGTTATCTCCAGAGAACCACCTCTACCGGAAAGAACATTCAGTTTATGTCTATGGAAGATATAGTAACTGCATCAGGCGCACACGAGGATCTCCTTGTTTTGCACCTTGAGAATGTAGAATGCGAAGGAGATACTAATTCTACAGCAGCCGTTACTCATCGTGGAACTTTGATTGATTTGACCGATCACGATACTTTGAACGAGGCAGCATCTTCAACAAATGCTTTCTATGTTTCAGAGTTTATCAGCACATCCAAACTTCGGGGTTACTTCAAATTTTTAGTCGCCTAAACCTATGATTACAGTAAAAGATTTTCCAGCATTAACAGATGACCTTCAAGGTATCTTTAATGAGGTTGCCAAAACGAAAGTAGCAGATATGAAGGGTAATAAGGTTTTCAATGTCTTTGATACAAAACGAAGAACATTTGATCATCTTATCCTTCACGGTATTGGTGGCATTAAAGAAGTAACGCCCGGTCAGGATTTACCAAACATTGTTGGTGAAGAAGGAGATTCTATCACTTGGACACAGAGATACTTTGGTGGTATCGCATCAGTAACAAAAGCAATGAGGAAATTTGATCTGCATAACCAGATTGATTCAATCGTTCGCTCTTTGACTGTTGATGCGTTTGACAAGATTGACCAAAGTTTAGCTGATGTTCTTTTGCACGGATTCTCTGCTTCATCTTATACAGATGTTTACGGCGCAACTACTGCTGCCGTAGGTCCTGATGCGTTTGCGTTGTTCTACACAGCTCATTCCAATAACCTGAATACTGACACTTTCTCTAATATAATCACTTCTAATCCTGTTTTATCCAGAGCAGCTATTATAACCGCAAGAAAACAAGCGATGACCCATAAAGATCCGAATGGCCACAATAGGCCAATCAATCTTGATACTTTAGTTGTTGCACCTTCTAACGAGGATTTAGCCGAAAGAATTATTCTTTCTGACTTAATTCCGGGAAGCGCTAACAACGACAAGAATACCTTAAAAGGTAAAATCAAGAGGATCATTGTATGGGAACGACTTGAGGAAAATTCGGCTGGGACTGATACTTCAGCTTATTGGTTTATGTATGATTCTTCACTCGTTGGAGAAACCTTACAATGCCTATTCGCTGAAAGGCCATCTTTAGATGCGCCTGACCAGATTTATAAGAATAAGAATTGGGATTACTCCCTTGACTTCTTCTATACAACTGGTATCGGTTATGCTGCCTACATCTTCGGTTCTAATGCTTCTGGCTCTTAAACAAGTTAGATTGATTCGTTAGATTCCATTCCTTGTGGTGGTCTACCGGTGTTTGAACTCAAAGCTATTCGCGAGATTCAAGTGCCGGCAGAATAGCAGATCACCATTTTAAAGGTCAAATAAAAAATTAAACAAAACAAATTTATGTCACAGATGCTTGATTGGGGAAAATTAGTTTCACAGGGCCGAGCCAAAGCTCCGGGAATCTCTTGGTCAAACGAAGAAGGAATAGCAGTTGCTAAAATTGCACAAGCTACCGGTAAGACAATGGCAGAAGTTGCTCCCTATGTTAGAAAGGGAATCTTAACTTTGGAAGCATTTGAAAAAGCCCAAAGTAATCCAGATACAGTTAATCCGTTCTTAAAGTTGTCTAAAGATGATTTGCTTAAGAAAGCGCAAGCAATGGGAATAAACGCATCTACAGACGCTACTAAAGAAGTATTAGCCCAGATAATTTTAGAAAAAAAGCAGAATGATATAGTGGAAGCTAAAGCTAAAGCAGAAGAAGAGAAGAAAGCAGAAGAGGAAGCCAAAGATAAAACTGAACCAGAAGAACCGAAAGAGCCGGAAGAGAAACCGGCATCCAAACTTAAAGCTAAACCTGTCAAAAAAGCAGGTAGAGCGAAAAAATAAAGGTCGGGAATGGTTACCTAAAACCCTCAACATAATTAAAATCTTTTTTCGCCAAGATTTAATTCCAGAGCAATGCGGAAACAATTACTAAAGCTACAAAAGGGAAATTCTACGAGTGCTGAAAGACGCTTTGCAGAGATTCTCAAAAAGAATCATATTCCTTTCAAAGCTAAAGTGATTGTAAAAGGTAGAGAGGTAGATTTCTTAATAGGAAAATATGCGATTGATATAGATGGACACGATCAAGACGGAGCAAAGAATGTTCACTTGGTCAATGCCGGATATATCCCAATCCATTTTTCCAATCTGGAAGTTTATACTCTTCCTAAAAAAATGTTAAATAATAAATTAAAAAATTTATGTTAACAAATTTCCCAAATGGAGTCTCCAGTTTCGGAGTTCCAGTTATAGGGCAAGGTTCAGTTTTCGGAAATACCTGGTTCGTTGATGGAACAAATGGTAGTGATGGAAATAGTGGAAAAGAAGCTGGATTAGCTTTTGCAACAATAATAAAAGCTATTTCCTTCGCAGGTGACAACGATACAGTTCTTGTTGCTCCAGGTCAGTACAAAGAAACAGCTACTATTAACATTACTCAATCAAACTTGAGGTTAATAGCAGCTCATACTGGCCCAAGAAACGCCTTAACTCAAACTGAAATTAGACAACACGGAAATGTTGAAGTTCCTGTTATTACTTGTAATGTTCACGGTTTTGAACTTGCAGGATTCAGGATTACTCCTTATACAAGTGCTACAAGTACAGGACTTTTATTAGGATCAACAGCAAATACTTATGGAGCTTATATTCACGACAACTATTTCTATTGTGTAGAAAGTGGTGCTACTTCAGCAAACGCTATCACATTAGGAGTAGATGGAAGTTTTGACTGTGATTCTGCTTATATTTCTAATAACGATTTTTATCACGGTTCAAACTATATAAGTGAAAGAGGTATTATTGAGTGGAACTCAGCTACAAGATGTGTAATTATCGGAAACACTTTTCACCAATACGATAATCATACGACAAGTTATGCTATCAATATCTATGACGCAGATGGTTTTAGAGGTTCTATTTATGACAATAAATTCAACTTCTCTGAACTTACAGTTGAAGTAGGTGTTGCCGTAGCTATCAATAACCCAGTAGCGCAAGGTGGAGACCTTATGATTGATGGTAATCATTTCGTTAATTACGCAACTGACGATTCAATGATTGCTTCAAAAAATGCAGCTTGTCTTGGTCTTAACTATGCTAACGCTACAGTTATAGCGGTCGGATAATCTTCCTTGTGAGATTACTGTCTTTTCCGGCTTCCAGTAAAGAAACCGGCACGAGATAAATAACTAATTAAAATAACAATATGATAGATAAATACGGAAATTATGCCCTTACACATTGCACAATGACCGAATATGACGCAGCTACAGACGCAGATGTAACTATTTCATCAGTTCCTTGTGTTCTATTAGGAATATACATCAATGCAGTTTTATCAGCTCACGCGGTCAATGTAATGGATGCGGCATCAAATAAGATAATCCTACCGGCATCAATGGCTGCAGGAACAAAAATAGATTGCCATTCAGCAGAATTTGCTACAAGTTTAATTATTAACTCTAATGATTCTGCTACTGGGAAAATAGTATTTTTCTGGAGAGCTTTATAATTAACTGCTTAAAGAAGGAATGTAAATTAAATTAAAGAAAGCCGATGGCATTAAAACCAATAGTAAAAATTAGAGCTACACGATTAGGAACTCCCGGAGCTACAGGAGCTTCAGGTCCTTCCGGTGCTTCAGGACCTTCAGGTCCTACAGGCGCAGGTTCAACCGGCGCTTCAGGCTCATCTGGAGTATCAGGTCCTTCCGGCCCGTCTGGACCAACAGGAGCTGGTGTTACTGGTGCAACTGGAGTAATAGGAACAACCGGACCTTCCGGACCAACAGGTGCAGGAACAACTGGAGTTACAGGACCTTCTGGCCCAAGTGGATCATCAGGACCAAGTGGTCCTACAGGAGCAGGATTAACAGGCGCAACAGGTGCGACCGGTTCTTCTGGTCCTTCAGGATCAAGTGGCCCTTCTGGCCCATCTGGACCAACTGGTGCAGGAGTGACAGGGGCTACAGGTCCAAGCGGTCCAAGCGGACCGAGTGGCCCTTCAGGTCCATCAGGTCCTACTGGTGCAGGTACTACTGGAGCATCAGGTCCTTCCGGACTTTCTGGTCCTACGGGCGCAGGAGTTACAGGTGCTACGGGAGCTACAGGACCGAGTGGCCCATCCGGCCCATCGGGAGCTACAGGTGTTGGAACTACTGGTACTACAGGTCCAAGCGGACCGAGTGGTCCAAGCGGTCCTTCAGGCCCAAGCGGTGCTACAGGCGTAGGATCTACAGGCACTACTGGCCCTTCTGGTCCGAGCGGACCATCAGGTCCTTCAGGGGCTACTGGAGTAGGTAGTACAGGTACTACCGGTCCAAGTGGTCCTTCCGGTCCAAGTGGACCGAGCGGAGCGACCGGAGTAGGAACTACTGGTTCAACCGGCCCGAGTGGACCTTCTGGACCTTCAGGTTCTACTGGAGTTGGTTCTACAGGTGCTACAGGACCTTCAGGGCCTTCAGGTCCTTCTGGATCTACAGGAGCAGGAACAACTGGTGTTACTGGCCCAAGCGGTCCTTCTGGACCTTCTGGAGCTGGATCAACTGGTGTAACTGGACCTACAGGTCCTTCTGGAGCAAGCGGTGCAGGA